ACTAAACAATGGCACTAATCTTGCTTATGGACATATTGATTATGATAAAGCCCTAATTAGATTAGCTCCAAATCTGCAAGATTATCAGGGAGAATGTCTAACATTTTTACATGAAATTCTGCACGGAATAGCTAAACATTTTGGGCTTAAAATTGAAAGTGACGAGAAAACCATTGATGCATTGGCAAGGGGACTGTATATGGTAATTAGTGATAATCCGGAAATATTCAATGATGCTTCAGTTATAAAAGGCCAAAGCAATCATTAGATGATTAAGGAGGGTTTACTTTGAAAAACCGGGCTTTTTCATAAGAAAAGGTACTTTATGGATTAAGGGGTAGGTGAAACACCGACTCCTTTTATGAACGATGGGGATAGACGGAGTCGTGAAACACGACGGGGTTATTATTAGGTGCCTAGCGATTTGTTAGGTACCTTTTTATATGCCGCCTTTTCGGTACCGCAGGCGTAAAAGAACGGGACATCACCGGACACGACCGGGATAAAAAGTGAAGATGAAAGGATGGGAAAGTATGAAGAAAGAAGATTTAATAGCAATGGGTCTGACTGAAGAACAGGCTAATAAGGTCCTTGAGGCATATTCAGAGGAGCTCAAGGGATATATCCCTAAAGCAAGGTTTGACGAGGTGAACAATGCCAAGAAGGACCTAGAACAGCAGCTTAAGGAAAGGGATAAGCAGCTGGAAGACCTGAGTAAAAAGGTTAAGGACAACGAAGAGTTGTCAAAGCAGATTAAGGAGCTCCAGGAAGCCAATAAGGCTACAAAAGAGCAATATGAAGCAAAAATTAAAGACATGACAATCAATGCTGCTATCCGTGATAAACTGATAAATGTTAAGTACCCGGATTTGCTTATCAGCAAGTTTGATAAATCAAAAATTGTTATTGCAAATGACGGGACTGTATCTGGTATTGATGAACAGCTGACTGTCATTAAGGAGCAGTACAAAGATTTATTCACGGTAGACGTGAAGGGTACTCCGCCTTACAACAAAGACAAGTCTCCTTCAGGACAAAAAAATCCCTGGAGTAAAGAACATTTCAACCTGACTGAGCAAGGAAGATTGCTCAGAGAAAATCCTGAGCTTGCAAAACAGCTTATGGCAAGTGTGTAAGAATTATTAATTAAAGAAAGTGAGGTAATCATATGCCAGGTGTTACAAGAATAGCTGACATAATTCAGCCAGAGGTGTTTACACCTTATACTATCAACAGAACAATGGAATTATCCGCTTTAATACAGAGTGGAATTGCAGAGAATAATCAGGAGTTTGATGAGCTGGCCAGCGGACCTAATCTTATTGCAAATATGCCGTTCTGGAATGATTTGACCGGGGACGCAGAGGTCATGGACGACGAAGGCGAAACCACACCAGGTAATATAGGTTCTGATAAGGACGCAGCCAGAAAGCTCGGCTTTGTAAAGTCCTTTGGTGCTAATGCATTGGCCAGTCTGTTATCGGGTGATGACCCAATGAGGGCTATAGCTGATTTGTTTGCTGCATACTGGGACAGGCAATACCAGCAGGTGTTGTTATCTATCCTTGACGGTATCTTTGCTGCAAGCAATATGTCAGAAAAAGTTCATGATATAACAGGCAAAACTGGGGATGCAGCATTAATTAGTGGCAGAACATTTCTTGAGGCTGTACAGCTTATGGGTGATGCAAAAGACTTACTTACAGGCGTAATGATCCACAGTGCAACGGAAACTTATCTTGCCAAAAATGATTTGATTGAGTACAAGGAAGAATCCCAGGGTAGAGTAAGGGTTCCATATTTTATGGGCAAGAGAGTTATTGTTGATGACAGCATAGCTTTTGACACTGTTACTGGTGCTTCCGAAGCTTATCTGTTTGGTGCCGGTGCTATTGCATGGGGAAATGGCAAACATGAGGCTATCCAGGAAACAGAAATTGTCCGTAAAGGTTTATCCCTTGCAGGTGAAGATATTGTTGTAAACAGACGTATTAGCATCCTGCACCCTCGTGGAGTAAAGTGGGTAGAGCCTGTAAATGGGCTTGAAAAGAAGTTCCCGAGTCTTGCAGAATTGGCGAACGGTAACCATTGGAATCGTGTATATGAACCTAAGAAGATCCGTATCGTGAAATTTATGTTTAAGATTGACTAATGGGGAAGCTTCGGCTTCCTCATTCTTTTGAAGAAAGGAGCAAAACTATGGGATTATATGAGGAAAGAGTAAAAAGGCTTCGTGAACATGTTTTAAGACAGCGAAAGAAAACTGAAGAACAAAGCAAGCAAGAACCTAACAAGGATGAAATTATGGCAAAGCTTGATGAGTTGGGTATTGAATATGATAAGAGAGCCAACAAAGCCACTCTGCTGGTGCTGCTTGAGGATGCAGAGAACAAGAATTCTGAAGATGAGGGCGCTGAGTAATATCAGCTCCCTCTTTTTATGAAGGGAGTTGATGCCGGTGTCAAATAGTGAAATGATAGCTAAGGTCAAGGAGAAGCTTAATATTGCTGATAGTACTAAGGACCTGATAATCTATGATGTAATTCAGGAAGTTTTAAATTATTGTAATCTCACTGAGCTCCCAGAAGCACTTGAGCCTTTTGTCCGGAAGAAAGTCCAGGGTATTATAATCTACGAGACTGAAAATGGTTCCGATTCCGTGTTTGATGTGAAATCCATTAAAGAGGGTGACACATCCATAACCTACAATGTTGAACAGGTCTCCAGGGAAACTGTGTATGGTTTATCCAATAATGATAAAAAGCATCTGCAGTTATTTAGGAGGCTGAGAAAATGAGTAATTTGCATAGGTTATGGAAAGATAAAATGGACATTTACCGATACGAAGAGTACGAGGATAATGGAGTGACAAAAAGCAAAGAAGTGCTAAAGCATACAGGTGTAAAATGCCACTACAGTAAGGGTAGCTTGACCGATACCGGCGAGGACGGAGTGCCAACCCTGATTAACTCATATACTCTTTTTTGTGGTCTGGATACTGATTTGCAGGAAGGTGACCGGGTTGTTGTAACTCAACAGAATGGTCGCCAGGTATCTCTTTCTGTTGGTGAAGGTTTTCCTTATAGCACGCATCAGGAGTTTTCTGTTAAACGAAGTGATACAGCATGAGCTATACTTCTAGTAGCAATTACCGCAGAAATAAAGCAGCAATTGATAATTTCCGGAAAGAACTTATTGCTATGTTGGGTGATATCTCAGAAATTGATATTGCAATCTTAAATAAAGTGGGAAACAAAACTGTGAGGTGGCTTAAGGAAAATACACCGGTAGTAACAGGATTTATGAGAAAAAGCTGGCGAGCCAATCCAACTATTAAAAAAGGGGATAGAACTGAAAAATTAATTGTTAATACAGCAGACTACTCTTCATATGTGAATTACGGACACAGAATAGTCAACAAAAAAGGTGAGACGGTTGGATTTATCGAAGGCAAATTCATGCTTGAAAGAGCTTTATCCAAGGCTGATAAAGAGATAGTTAAAGCTTTTGAAGAGGAAGTCAGGAGGGTGAGCAAAGAGCATGGTAAATGAGATAATTAATACGGTAACGAAAAAAATAAATGAATTATACCCAAATTGTAAGTGCTACACTGATGACATTCCGCAGAAATTTACTCCGCCGGCTTTTGTTGTTTTTACAATCGATCAGGATTATTCAAAACGTCTGAATAACAAATATAGAAGCCGGATAAGCTTTGACCTTGCTTACTTTTCTGATAAGCCAAAACAGGAAATAAAATCTGACTACCTTGCTGTACAGGAAAAATTATTAAGAAATTTTGATGTTTTCGGGACATTCAAAGCAACTAATAAAAATGCTCGGATTACTGATAATGTGCTGCATCTGACATTTGATGTTAATTATGCAGAAATGAGAACGGAAACACCAGTCCTAATGCAAACGCAAACAACTAATACAAATATTTAAGAAAGGGTGAGTACCTAAATGGCAGGAACATGGACCAATCAAAATAAAATTCTTCCTGGCGCATATCTGAATTTTAAAACAAATGCCCCTCTCTCAATTACACCGGGAGAAAGGGGTATTGCTGTTATACTGCAGGAAGTCAGTAAAGGCGCAACCGGGGACATGTATAGGATAACTGCTCTGGACCAGAGCCAATGGCCGGAAGGTGTAACTGCAGATGATAAGTTATTGACAAATGAAGCACTAAAGGGTGTAAACACAGTAATAGTATACAACCTGGGTGCAAATCATACTTCAGATGCTGTCGAAACAGCCCTGGCCAAACTTATGACGGAAAATTTTAATGTTTTGGCCTATCCATATGATGGAGCATCATATAGTACAAATAAAACGGTTATAAAAACCTGGGTTGATATGATGCGGGATGAAGAAGGTAAGAAGGTACAGGCTGTTATGGCTAATTTTGCAGCTGATGATGAGGCAATCATAAATGTTACTCAGGGTGTAAAGCTTACTGATGGGACAACTCTTACTGCTGCACAATGCACTGCTTGGGTAGCTGGTATTACAGCTGGAGCAGCGATTAATCAGAGTAATACCGGTAGAAAGTACGGGGGAGCTATTGATGTAGTACCACGGATGACAAAGACCGAGATGGAAGAAGCCATTCAGGCAGGCGAATGGGTATTTAAGGTTGATACAGCTCAAAATGTAACTGCTGTTTATGATATTAACAGCCTTACCACTGTAACTGTGGATAAAGACAAGGCATTTAAGAAAAATCGTGTAATCCGCACGATTGATGGCATAAACAATGACATTGTGGAGATCTTCGAAAGCAATTATGTCGGTAAGGTTAATAACAATGCTGACGGCAGATCGCTTTTAAGGGCAACCTTGATTGAGTATTTCAATGAATTACAGATGTTAAATGCAATACAGAATTTTGCTGCGGAGGATGTAACCGTATCACCTGGTACTGATTCCGACGCTGTTGTTATTGACTGTTATATTCAACCGGTTGACAGCGTAGAAAAAATTTATATTACTGTTAACTTATCATAAAGGAAGGAGGATTAAAATATGGCAGATAAATATACAAGACTTACGGATACCATAGC